TGGTCTTCCAACTTTACTTCTGTATGTTCCTTTTCCGTATGGCATATTATTTTCCTTTCTTTTTCTTTTGTTTTTTGAGAATTGCTTTTTGTAAAGCCATTGGTAGTTTTTTTTGTTTTTTAGTTAGCATATTATCTCCTAGTTTTGTAATTTACCACCAGACCATTTTGCTTCTGGTAATCCATTAGTATATGATTTGCCATCAAATGTTAAGACTTGTTTTCTATTAGAACCATCTTTATACGATACATGAATCCACCCACTATTCGCTTCGCCTGTCCAATACTCTAAAATTAATTGATCAAAGTCACAATGGTTTTCAATCCATAAAGCTACTTCTAAATTACTAACACCAGCTATTTCAAAATCAGCCGCCGCCGAACCATTAGCACAAGTATGTTGTGAATTTTCTGAACTACCAATAGCTAGACAAAGTTTTTTACTACGATAGCCACTTGTTATTGTAACTGGTTTATCAAACTTAACTCTTACTGGCTCTAGTATCTCATAACAAAGATCGCCTAGACTTTTAATCTCTCCACTACCAGCTTTATTAGTTATACCTTTTCTAGTAGCAGTTTGAGATTTCTCAAATTCTTCTAATGTAAAATGTTTTGATAGTTGCATAGTTTTAAACCATAGTTAAGCAAGTGAGTAAATGGTGTGTAAATACCCACTTGCACTTTTTATATATCAGTTTTTTTTTATAATATCAATTCTGTTAAAGAACTATTTGAACCTATTGTGCCTTTATAAAAAGTATTAAATGCTAAACTTATTCTAGTATTTGTACCATGCTTTGTATCTACTTGATGTTTTGTTGAAGATGGAAACATTATTAATTCTCCACTTTCAACAGAAAACCACCATGTATCAGAGTTCCATATATTAAAATTTTTTATTTCAGGTTTTATTTGTTCATAACCTTTAGGATTTGTAAATTTAATTGAATCATTTTTTTTATTACAATTAAAATAAAAAACACCAGATACTACTGAATTTGCGTGTTCGTGAGAATGATGAAACTCATCTTTATCAGTATAGTTTAACCAAGATTGAGTTATATAAAGTTTAACATTATTTTTAGGAGATATAATTTTTTTTAAATAATCATCACAACATTGCTGTATAAAGTTTTTTATATTTTTTAATTCTGGTTTGTTTAATATATAATTATTAATAGTATTAACATTGCCAACATTTTTAACACAGTAATTTTTTTCATTTTTTATAAACTCTAATTCTTTTTTGTTAAATATTCTTCCTATGTTATTTTGATAAATTGGTGTTGGAAATAAATTTTGTATTGTTGAATTTTTCATAAATTATTTTATATTTGTATATTTATATAATTATCTCCATCTCCTATTTTACCAATAGGTAAAAAATTAAAAGCTAGTGAATGTCTTACAATGTTAGAATTATTTTTTAATATTTTATGATGTACTTCACTAGGAAATAGAATCATAAGTCCATCTGTAGGTTTAAACTGATACTCTAAACAATTATGTATATTATATTTTTCAACATTTAAGTTAAATCTACGATTACTAAAATCTTCAAAACTTATATTTCCAGAATTGTCATCTGTTTGTAAATATAATATTCCACTAATCATTGAATTATTATGATTATGATAGTTTGAACTTTGACTTGTTTGAGTTTTTGTAAACCAAGATGTTGTTATTTTAAACTCATTGTCATATTTCATTACATTATGAGCAAAATTATAAAATTCTTTCATTATTTGTTTCTTTAAAGAACTAAATTTATTTTGTTCTAACACAGACATTGAGATTGAAGATGAACATATATTCTCAATATCTACTGATGTTTTTGAACCAGCTTTTTCAAAATCATTATTCATCATGGATACAATTTTTTTAGTATCAATATCTAGTTTTTTTATATAAAAAACTTTAGAAAATAAAGGTATAATATCGTAATTCATTCACACCATTTTTATTTAATATTTATTCAATTAAATCCCAGCTTACTGTTGATTCATTCCATGAATATGTTTTATCATCATCTGGTTTTAACAAAGGTGCTTCCCAAACACAAGTTGTTTCATTTAAAATCCAACTATTAAATGGTTTTGGTGCAATAAAAGCATCTTTTGATTCATCATAAGTATAACCAATGCAACCATAATTTTTTCTAAATGGTGTTCCACCTAATTTATGTATCCCAGCTAATGTATTATAAGAAGTCTGTTTCCAAACATCACTTGTTCCATAAAGATTATTTAAAAAATTTACACCAGCTTCTTCATTTGTTGCAATATCATTTGATACTATTTCAATTTTTTCAACTAAATTTTCTGTTCCTATTTTACAAAAATGAGCCATAATTTTTTAAGCAGTATAAGTGCCACTCCCTGTAAATGTTAAAATTGTATTATCTCCAGATGTTGTAACAGTAGGAGAACCACTTTGTGTTCCTGTATAAGATGCTGTTGGCATCTTTAAAATTACAACACCAGAACCACCATTTCCTCCATTTGAATTAGGTTGTCTTTCACTACCACCTCCTCCACCACCAGTATTAGCAGTTCCATTAGCACCTTGACCATTTGAACCAGCACCTCCACCTCCAGCATAATTAACTGAAGAACCTGTTATTGAGTTTGAAGTTCCATTACCTCCATTACCTCCTGAGCCACTACTTCCATTTCCACCTGTAGCACCAGCTCCACCACCACCACCAGCACCATAGTTAGCAGAACCACCACTTCCATTACCACCATTATTACCTTGACTTGGAGATGTACTTGGAGTGTTTCCAGAGCCACCTGAACCAGGAGAATTTCTTCCCTCTCCTCCTCCACCAGAACCTCCATTACCAGCAGTAGCAACATTTTCAAAAGCACCACCACCTCCACCAGCAGAAGTAATAGTTGTTAAATCTGTACCTGATATTTCAGAATTAGAACCATTAACACCTCTTGAAGAATATGCTGTACCCCCAGCACCTCCAGCACCAACTGTTGCTGTAATTTGAACGTCTGGTGCAACTTCTTGCGTAGAAGTTCTGTAACCTCCAGCACCCCCTCCACCACCATGAGGATTCGGGCCGCCTCCAGCACCACCAGCTACAACTAAAAATTCTATATTATAAGGTGCTGGTGGGGCAGAGCCTCCAGAACCAAAACCTAATACTTGATAACCAAATGATTTATTTTTTCGTGTTTGTATATTTTTTGTATTCTTGCTAGAAATGAGTTTATTTTTTAAATCTCTCATAATTACGCATCATTAGCCGCATCAGTAGTAAAGAATATTTTAATACCTAGAACTCTTGCATCAGCACTAAATGTATCTCCACCAGCATTTGCATCTCTAAATAATTGAAAGTAAGTTAATTGATCAACTGCTGGACTACCAGCAATAGTAACTGCACCACTTTCTGCTGTTACTTGTTGATCTTTAACAGTTCCTATACCAGCATCTGTAACATTTATTGCTGTTCCATAAGTAACGTCAATAGTATCACTATCTCCACAAGAAACCCCCTGTAATCCAAAAATACAATTACCTGTGTTTGTAGAAGCTGGTGTCCAATATACTTGATAAGTTACTGTTCCCTCATTCCATGATTTAGGAAATGCTACTGAAAATTGTGCAAATTCATCTGTACCAGCATCAAAGTCTAATACTTTCATATCAGGTCTTGTTGCTGTTGTTTCTACTTGTTGTGCGTCTGCTGGATTAGTTGTAGCACCATACATAGCTGAAGCTGGAACCCACATAGTTTCTTTACCAACTGTTTTAGTTAATCCAGTTGTTGATGTTAATGTTCCAGCTACTGTTACATTTCCAGAATTATCTCCAGAAATCCAAGTTGTAGTTGTTGAACCATCATAACCAGCAATTACTAATTGTCTGTCGTCAGTTGCACTTGGAGCATTAACTTTACCAATAATTACATTACCATCACCACTTGTTACATTTAGTCCAGCATCTTCTCCAAGCATAGTATTATAATTTGCGGCACTATTTAATCCACCACCAGCTAATTTTCCAACAGCAGTATTATTAGTACCACCATTTACAGATTGACCTGCATAAGCACCAATAAAAGTATTACCACCACCAGTACCAACAGATGAACCAGCATTATAGCCAAGTGCTGTATTTTGATTTGCGGAAGTTAAAGCATCTAACGCACCAATACCAACGCCAGTATTATTTTGTGCATCATCTAAAGTTCCATGTGTTGCATGACCAATTAATAAACTGTCTGTAAAATTTGTTCCTTCTTGTTTAAATGTAATTCCACCAGCATCACTATCTTGAAAATCAACTGTGTTAGCTGTAAAATTAACAGTTGCTAAAGTTATATCTCCAGCACCATCATACATTTTTAAAAGTTGAGCAGTTGCAGCACCAGAAGTATCCAACCAGATCGTTCCAGCGACAGCACTACTAGGTCTTGAAGAACCTGAATTAGTTGAATTAATAGCAGATAGAACATTGTTTATATCTGTTCTAACTGTAGGGAATGATGCGTTTGCTATGTTATAATCGTGTTGTGCCATAATGTTTTCTTATATCCCTTTTAGAACCCTTTTGCAATAAAATCAAATGTTTTAGATACTGCTGAACCACTTGCATTTTTAAATGTTACATTAAAACCATTGATTGTTTTAGATTCTACTAAAAAAAAATCTCCAGTTGCCATATCTTCTGCTGTAATTCCAACTGCATAATTAACAGTTTTATAAGGGTTTGTAAATGATACAGTTTTAGTTGCTGCACCTGATGTTATATCATTTCCACTAAATATTCTATCTTCCATATCTATTGTGATTGATACTTCTTGAACTACAGGAGTAGAAGCTAAATCACTAGAAGTTAAAACAACTCTAAATTTAAAATATCTAGCTGTATAATTTCCTATAACAAAATTTTGAAAATCAGTATAAGTAGAGTTGTCATCACTTGTGGCAATTTCTAAATGTGCATTAGAGTTGGCTGGTGTATCTCCATCAAAGCTAGAATTTTGTGAATCAAATAGTCCTGATCTATTATCAAATAAATCATCTGGGTCATCAGAAGTTTGTTTTAAAGTAGCTGTAATTCTAGTTGTATGTTTAGCACCTATATCAACTACATCAGCAAATAAGTAATTACCACTTGCATTAAAGTCTGCATTACTAACACCTGAATCAAAAAATCTAGTTGTTTCTGCATCAAAGTTTCCACTAGCTGAATCAAATAATTCTGAAGAATCTAATCTTAAACTGCCATCTACTATTGTAGTATCTGTCAATGTTCCATTAAAATTAGGGTGTTCTGATACAGAAGTTATTGTATTAAAATTTTGTATTCCAATAACATTAGAAACTATTGCAGTTGCATTAGAACTTGCATTACCTAATTTATCAAATGCTTTTATAAGATAGGTTCCAGCCCTAGCTGGAACTGTAACTGATGTTGCTGGTCTTGATACTTTTTCTACTAAAGATACAGAGTTTGCCCAATCTCCTGTGCCATCTGTTTCTGTTGAATATCTAATTTGATAAAAAGCTAAATCTAAATCAGGTATTTGTGTCCAAGCTAAATGTGCTTCTTGTCCTAAAATATTACAAGAAAAATCTGTTACATCTGCTGGTGGTTCAATAGCACCTACAATAGTTCTAGTTGCTGTTACATAAGCTGATGATACACCAAGAGATGATACAGCTTTAACTCTTACATTATAAATCTTTTGGTCAATTACATTTAAGACTCTGTGATTTAATCCTGAACCTTGTGCATAAATTATAAAATCTGAATCTGTACTTAATTTGTATTCTACTTGGTAATAATCAACAAAACTATCAGCAGAAGCACCAACAGTTACATTTAAAGCTACAATTACAGTTCCATCATTATATTCAATTAACTCATCATCTAAAGTTACACTTGATGGTGCTTGAACAATAAAAGGATTAGGAAGATTAGTAGATGGTGTAGATGCTACTTGTGCTTTACTTGCCCAAGTATAGTGACTAGCTTGATATTCAACAAGAGATAATCCTATTGTGTAATCTTCGTTAAAGGTCAAACCCATAACTCTAAATGCTTTTGCAGAAAAACCTAAAGAACTATGTGTAATATTTACTATATCTCCAATGGCTAAATCATAAGCATCAAAGCTAACATTAATACCAAGTGTTAATGCTTCTCTTGATCTTCTTAAAATAACTTCTGCCATCTCCTCTGCTTGATATGGACTTGTAAGTGTCTTAAATGTAAATCTACCCTCTAATAAAAATCCACCATCAACAGTTTTCATAGTTGCGTGTCTATCTGCACTTGATAATCCACTATCGTCAATAGGTGGAAACTGAACTTCATTAACTTGAAAATTTCTTGCTGGGTCAACAAAGCCAACTATAACTCTATTGTATCTTTCATTTTTTGTTGGGATAGATAAATTATATCCACCTATAATATCATCTTCTGTTAATGTGATTGATGCACTTCCTGTTGTTTCAATAATTAAACTATACTTACCTTGTGTGTATGGAAGATAACCTCTGCAACCTTTTAACATTTCTCTAACATTATCTATAATTTTTTGTGATGTGTCTAATGCAGTATTTGTATCAAAAATATTTATATCACTTGCACCTGAATATGGTGTTACTTGTGTTTCACAAACAACTGAAGCATCATAAAAACTTTGTAAATTTATTTCTGAAATTGCTACACCTTTTCCATATCTTTCATTTGTTAAATAATCTAATAAACACCAAGCTGGATTTGTTTTATAAGCCGCAGTTTGTGCATCTAAATCAGAATTATAAAATACAACTTTTTTACCTTGTATCTTTGCTTGGACTTTAGGTATTCCAGTAAATGCGTCTTGATTCCATTTAAATCTTAATGCTAAATAACATAAACCAGATAATTTATGGTTACTTCCCCAAGATGATAATGTTGATAATAAAGATGATGCTGATTGACCATCTGTTCCATAATGAGGTTCTACTCTAATTAAACTT